TCTGGCACTGCTGGAATTCCTGGAAGCGACGAAGATAGCCAAGGGGCAGAAGCGGGTGGAACCGCTGATGCACCGGCTGGAGCTTTCGCTGCGCAAGGCATTCCAGGAGCAGGGCGCCAGGTTCCTGCGCAAGTTCCGGGAGCAGCTGAGGAGCCGCTTTGCCGAGGGCTTCGAAGGGCATGCAGCATTCCTATCCACTCCCCTCACCGAAGCGCTCGGTCCGCTGGACTGGCTGGTGATCTGGTACGAGGTCAGTCAGGGCACAGTCAAGTTATTCTCGGACCCGATCAACCAGGCGGTGGAGCAGGCTTTGCAGATCGGGGCGATCAGCGCCATTTCCGACATCGGAATGAAGTTGTCGTTCAGCCTTGATAATCCCCGGGCGGTGGCCTACCTGCAGGATTATGGCGCAAATCTGGTGAGCGGGATCAACGATACGACCAGGGATCAATTACAGACGATCATCACACAAGCAGCGGATAACGGCTGGAGTTACGACAAGACGGCCGAGGCGATCACAACCAAGTTCGAGCAGTTTGCGGTGGGCGAGCCGCAGGCACACATCGACAGCCGGGCGCACATGGTGGCCGTTACCGAGATCGGGAATGCCTACGAAGAGGGCAACCTGGAAGTGGCGCAGGATATGCGTGCGGCCGGGCTGGAGATGGAAAAGTATTGGAGCACAGTCGGAGACGACAAGGTCAGCAAAACGGTCTGCGCACCGAATGAAGAGGCTGGCTGGATCCCGCTGAATGATCCATTTCCAAGCGGTCACATGCGGCCACTGGGTCACCCGGCCTGCCGATGCAGTATGAAATCCAGAAGGAAAGGAAGTTGAGTATGGGCGCAATTGCGATTCATCACACGAAAACCGATACCAAGAGTGCCTGGGATGGGCCGAAGGCGGTGGCAGATGCACCGAATAACGAAAAGGTCCTGACCTATATGCACGCCTGGAAGGCCGACAGCGGAGATATGACCCGCAAATCGTCCTATAAGGATCCGCACCACGAACCGGGCACGGACACGGCGGCTGTGATCGCCGGGGTAAACAATGCCCTGGCCAGGCTGTCAGGAACGAATATCCCCTCAGGCGATAAGAAAGGCGTGGAAGCGCACCTACGGGCGCACCGCAAGGATGCCGGTCTGGCAGAGTCCATGAGCGAGGCGGAGATCTCCGAAGCTGTGAAATACATCAAGGATGTGGACGACCTGAAGGGATCGGAAGTTCAGGCCTTGACCGAGGCCTTGCGCCTGCAGGAAGCCCCAACCGTGAAGAGCCGGGCGCAATCCCTGATCAAGGAACTCAAGAGCCTGATGGCCGAAAAGGATCTTCCACAGGAGATCCACGACAGCGCCGATAAGTTGGAAGCGGCGCTGAAGAAGAACTGGTCGGATCTGGCGGCGGAGACTGAGGCAGGGCGCAGCAACGTTGCGTCCCTGCAGGCCTTGACCGAGGCGGCCAACCTGGGCGACTGGCTGGAAGCACGCATGCACCAGAACATGGTCGGAATGGTGGACGATCAGTTCGGCGGCGGATACCTGACCAGTAACGAGCGCACTGCCCTGCTGCCCGCCATCGAGCAGGCCATGTCCGTCTTCCGGAAGGTCATCGACGAGAATTGCCCGGACATGCAAGGACGGGCTCCGTGGCAACAAGCGGATATGGCGCAGGCAGGAGTCAGCGAGTCCGGTGATCCGGTCACCCTGCAGGAGGCCAGCCTGGCCGGGGATTTCATCCCGTTGATGGAGAAAGCGGTCCGCAAGGATGGCACGATCCCGATCAAGATCATCCAGCCAGGCTGGGGATCGAGCGGTTTCTACCCCACCGAGGTTTTGAAACGGGATGGTCCGCAGGTCTTTACAAAAGGCCTGAAGATGTACTGGAACCATCCGACTCCTCAGCAGGAAGCTGAGCGACCGGAGCGGGATCTGAATGACCTGGCGGCCGAGCTGACATCCGATGCAGCCTGGCAGGCCAATGGTGCGGCCGGTCCAGGATTGTACGCAGATGCCAGGGTTTTTGAAGCATACAAGGCCTCTGTGGATGACCTGGCAGGCTCGATCGGCGTGAGCATCCGGGCGCTGGGCAAGGCCCAATCCGGCCAGGCGGAAGGCAAAAGTGGGCCGATCATCAGCGAGCTATCGGCGGCCAGGAGTGTGGATTTCGTGACCGTGCCAGGTGCGGGCGGCCAGATCCTAAGTTTGTTCGAGGCGGCGCGGCAGATGCCAGCCGTTACCAAATCAAAGACTGCGCATGCACCGGAAAACTCGGCGCAAAGCACAGTCCATCCTAATCAGGAGGAAGGTATGAACGAGAAAGAACTGCAAGAAGCCAATGCCGCGCTCCAGAAGCAATTGGACGAGACGAAGGCCGATAATGCCAAAAAGCAGGAAGCTCTGATCCTGCGCGAGGCGAAGGACGTGGCCGGGACGGTCCTGGCCAAGAGTTCCCTGCCGGACGTTACCAAAGCACGCCTGATCGAAAACCTGGTCAATAAGGCGCCGGTCAAGGACGGCAAGCTGGATGTGGAAGCCTTCGGGAAGCAGATCACCGAAGCGGTCAAGGCCGAAGTGAAGTACCTGACCGAGGCGACCGGCATCGGCACGATCAAGGGCCTCGGAGAAAGCGCCGCAGACGACGAAGAACCTGAAGGCGAAACAGTTCAGGAGAGCCTGGAAGAGAGCTTCGTTGCGCTCGGCCTGGATGAAAAAACGGCCAAGAAAGCGGCCAAGGGACGGAACTAGGACGGTCTTAGTTCCTGTAAACCGCAAAGCGTAAAAAGCAAATATACGAGGTGAAGTTATGGCAAACAATGAGGTTTTCGATGGCGAGATGAAACTGGCGGTAGTGGCCAGCGCACCCGCCAGCCCAACCAGCGGCTCTCCGTGCCGTTATGGCAACATGACCGGCGTAGCGCTGACCGACAAGCGCACCGTTGACAACCTGACGCCGATCGATTTCGGGTACACGACCTGGGCCCTGAGCGTCAAAGGCATCAACGATAGCGGCAACTCGGCTGTGGCAGTGGGCGATTCGTTGTTCTTCGTGGATGCGGATACCCCCAACATCTCCAAGAAGGCATCCGGGTATTTCTTCGGGATCGCTCTCCAGACGGTGGGCAGCGGCTCAACGGCCACGATCAATGTGATGCATTACGCCCAGGCAGGCATCGTGCCCGCTAACAGCATCACCAAAGCACTCTTAACCGCCACGCTGGGCACCGGGATCATCCATCTGCCCCTGGGACAGTGGCGTATCCCGGCCTCGAACGACATCGACGTGAAAGCCAATGTCGGTGGTCTCGTGGCGCATGATACGACTCCGTACCTGGAGCGCATCAACACCACGACCGACAAGCAGGAGCGCCTGCGCTGGGCCGCGACAGTCGTGAGCGAAATCGTGCTGGCCGGTATCATCAGCCCGCCCGACCTGGATAACACCCAACCGGTGATCTTCAAGGCATACGCCGCCATGGGCGGCGCAACCAATACCCCGGTTGTGGCCGTCAGCTGCTTTGAAGGCGTGGGTGGATCGGAACTGGGTGGGAACACCGGCGCGATCACCGGGACCACCCCGGCCATCTACACGGTCAACCTGACCGTCACCGCCGTAGCCGGTACCCCGAAACCGTGGGCATTCGGTTTAACCCCGGCTGCGCATGGCACAGACGCCTTGTACCTGATGGCCGCCTGGCTGGAGTACACCCGCAAGTAGGATGCAGACGGTCTGCACCTGAACGTGTTATTTGCTGATTTATTTAGAACAAAGAGGTGAACCATGGAGTTCCTTGATCTACTCGAAACCGTCCGCGCCGAAGAGGCCAGTGTCACGAAGCTCTTCGGCGGCGAGGGGCAGGGCGTCCGTTCGATCGGGCGCAAATCGCCCCTGTATGCAAAAAAGCTGGCCGAAGCCACCAGGCTGTTGGCGGATGTGGTCAGCGGCAAAAAGCCATCCTACCACCTGCGTGAAGCGCTGACGACCAGCGACTTCCCGTACCTGTTCGGCGACATCATCGACCGGATGTTGCTGGCGAACTATTCCGAGACACCCCAGGTCTGGCCGATGTATGCCATCCGGAAGACGGTCTCTGACTTCCGGACCGTGAAGCGCTTTGTGGTCAACGGATCGGAAGCGGTGCTCCTAGAAGTACCGCAGCAAACCGAATACCCCGAATCCAAGGTGTCGGATGCCGCCTATTCCTATGCGGTAAAGAAACTCGGGCGACGCATCCCGTTCTCGTGGGAAGCCATGATCAACGACGATCTGGATGCCCTGAAGGACATCCCGGCCCGCTTCGGCAAGGCAGCGCGGCGCTCGGAGGAGAAATTCGGCACGCAGTTGCACGTGGACGCCAACGGGCCGCACGCGAGCGTGTACACCGCAGGCAACAAGAACATCATCAACACGACCAACTCGGGCGCAGGGGTAGGCTTTGGCACCAACCCGGCCTTGAGCATCGCGGCACTACAGCAAGGCTTTGCGGTGCTGGCCAATCAGGTGGATACCGATGGCGAGCCGATCACGATCGAAGCGGTCACCCTGGAAGTGCCCCCGGCGCTGGAGGTCATGGCGCGCAACATCCTGAACGCAGTGCAGATCTGGATCCAGCCGAACGTCTCGGCCGGTACTCCACAGCAGCAACTTGTGGCCGAGAACTGGATGAAGAGCAAGACCAGCCTGGCGGTGAACCCGTACATCCCGATCGTGGCGAGCTCGGCGAACGGCAACACGAGCTGGTTCCTGCATGCCAACCCGAACGTGGGACGCCCCGCCTTCGAAATGGGCTTCCTGCGCGGGCACGAAACGCCGGAAGTATTCATCAAGATGCCGAACATGCAGATGGTGGGTGGCGGAGTCGATCAGTTGATGGGCGACTTCGAAACCGATAGCATCATCTACAAGGTCCGGCATGTCATCGGCGGAACTGCCGAAGATCCCAAGATGACCGCGGGCTCGAACGGCTCCGGATCATAAGCCGGTAAACCATATAGCAATGGGGCAGGGAGGCCGCAAGGTCTTCCTGCCCACCTGGAGCAAGCATGTCGTTCACATATGACGTTACCACCAATGTAGGCCTGGTCCGGCTGCTGATCAGTGACACGGACCCAAACAACCTGATCTTCCAGGATGAGGAGATCTCGGCGTTCCTGGCGTTCCCGAACAATACCGACGATCCATTGCGGGCCGCCGCGCAGGCGCTGGATTCCATTGCCACGAACGAGGCAATGGTGATGAAGATGATCCACCTGCTGGACCTGCACACCAATGGCCCGGCAGTCAGCGCTGAACTACGCAACCATGCTGCACAGCTGCGCCAGGATGCCCTGGACGGCGAAGCAGCTGAAGGTGGCCTGTTCGATTACGCCGAGATGCCGGTGAACATGTTCACGATGCGCGAGCGCATGCTCAAACAGATGCTCAGGAGCTTGCAGTAATGCCAAGGCAACGCCCGTTCATCGACCCGCGCATGATCGCCCGCCTGGAGCCGTTCTTCTCCCAGCGCTGCACGATCGAAGCGCCTGTCAAAACGCCGGATTCGTTTGGATCCATTTCCGAGACGTTCACCACCGTGACCGGCTGGGAGGCTATTCCTTGTAGGGTGGCACCGGTGGGTGGCGGCGAACAGCGCACCAACCAGCAGGTCTACGTGGATGCCACGCATACGATCGAGCTGATGGGCATATTCAACGGGATCAGCGAGGAGATGCAGGCCATCGTGAACAGCGTGCATTACGACATTGTGCTGGTGGAAGTGACCCCAGAAGCAACCATCACGCGCCTGGCGGCGAGGATCATCCGATGAGTGGACCGATCGTCAGTTTCCACGCCAATGTGCTGGGCACGCAAGAGCTGGCGGCAAAGTTCAAGCAGCTCGAGGAAGCCGTGCAGGAGCAATACCTGGTGACAGCGACGCAGTCCGGTGGCCAGGTGATCCTGAACGCAGCCCAGGACAATATTCTGACGCAGGGACTGGTGCGCACCAGGAACCTGAGCCGCAGCATGCACATGGAAGTTACAGATCAGAGCGCCCAAAGCGCAACCGTAGAGGTCGGTACGGATCTTGAATATGCCGCCATCCACGAATTTGGCGGGGTCATCCAGGCAAAGAATGGCAAATACCTGGCCATCCCGGTCAATGGCGCAGTCGGCAGCCCAACCAAACGAAGCGATCTGAAAGTACGCAAGACGGCCGGTGGAATCCTGGTATTGGTGGATCCGGGCGGCATCGTCCAGTACATCCTGGAAACCAGTGTGGAGATCCCGGCCCAGCCATACTTACGGCCAGCCGCAGATGAACACGGTGATGAGGCGCAGGCCGAAGTTGGCAAGGCGCTGGCGATCTTGATCGAGCAGGCGGCGGTCCAATGAGCACTTTCGAGGAAAGCCTCTTAACTTATTTGAGCAGCCTGGGGCTGTCCTGCGGCTCACGGGTATATCCGATACGGCTGCCACAGGGCATACCGCTGCCAGCCATGACCTACCAGCTGGTGAGCGACCAGCATGACTATACCCAGACCGGCCAGAGCGCCTTGAACGACCCTCGTTACCAGTTCAATTGCTGGGGCAGCGACTATGGAGATGCAAAGAATTTGGCCGAGACGCTGATCAGCCAGATCAGCGGGTACAAAGGCCCTATAGGATCTGCAACCGCCTACGCAGGCTTTATGGAAGACGACCGGGATAACGTGGACCCGGTGACGGGGCGTGTCTGGGTCAGCGTGGATGTGAAGATTTTCTATTCGATGTAAGGAGGAAGTATGCCCAAAAAGACAGATCCAGAGGTACCACAGGTACTTGAAGTGCCAGCCGAAGGCAACGAGCATTACGAGGTGGGCGAATGGCGGGGGATCGTGCAATACCGCTGCAAGCACTGCCCGTATGATGTGCTGGAGGACCTGGCAGCCATCCTGGAGCACGTACAGCAACGGCATATCGCACCAGCGCAGCCGCATGTTACGCCTGCGGGCGTTCTGGTGGCAGATAAGAATGGCAACGAGGTCAAACCGGCAGCCGAAGTGGCAGCCGATGTCTATGAAGTTGAGTTGAAGGAGGTAAACGATGGCAGCAAGAACAGCACTGACTAAGACAGCTGCGCCCGGTGGCTACGCTGGGGCTGGTGTGGCTGTGACGATGGCAGCCGCGGATGTAAGCAACATGAACTCGGTCCCGGCATCCGGCAATGACCTGATCGTTGCGCAGAATACGGATGTCAGCGCCCACAATATCACGGTCACCAGCGTGGCCGATCAGTACGGCCGCCTGGGCCACATCACCAGCGAGAGCATTGCGGCCGGGGCTATCCGGATCTATGGACCGTTCAAACGGGATGGCTGGGTGCAGACGGATGGGAACATCTACCTGCAGGCAGACAATGCCCTGGTCAAGTTTGGCGTGATCACGCTGCCGTAGGGCAGCAAATTGCGCAGTACAGAATAAATAGAAGGAGAAAAACATGCCTACTCTCGCAATTCCTGCATTTGGAACGCTGATAAAGATCGGCGACGGTGGTGGTCCGGAAAACTTCACCACCATTGCTGAACTGATGGACATCAAGGGCCCCAAGTTCAAGATGGACACCGAAGATGTCACGAACCATTTGTCGGCCGGTTCGTGGGAAGAAGTGGTCGGAACGATCCTGCGCAGCGGCGAGGTGACGTTCGATGTGAACTTTGTTCCTCAAAACGCCACACATTCATACAGCAGCGGTTTGCTGCGTGATATGGTCAATAAAACCAAGCGTAATTTCAAGCTGGTCTTCCCGGATACAGCGGTTACCACATGGGCGTTTACAGCCCTTATCACCGGGTTCGAACCGGAAATGCCCGTGAAGAGCAAGCTGAAGGCATCCATCACGTTGAAGATCAGTGGGCAGCCGACGCTCGCCTAGTTTTAGGATAAAAGAATTTCGATTGATGATGAGGGGCAGGCGATCCCTGCCCCTCCGGAGGACGATATGACCAATATTCTCACACGTGCAGCCATCCAAGAAGTGCAAGACCTGCCTCAGGAAATAGTACCCGTTCCCGAGTGGGGCGGCGATGTGCTTGCACGCGGCTTGACGGGTGCGGAACGGGATGCCTTCGAGGGCGACATTATCAGCCAGAATGGCAAGAACATGTCGCTCAACACGGCTAATATGCGTGCCAAACTTGTGGCACGCAGCGTGATCGACGAGACGGGCAAGCGCCTGTTCTCTGATGATGATATCCAGATGCTCGGCACAAAGAGCGCAGTGGCTTTGCAGCGCATTTTTGATGTAGCGCAGCGGCTCTCCGGGATGAGCGAAAAGGATGTCAAGGAACTGAGTGAGGCCCTAAAAAACGCCCCATCCGCCGCTTTGCCTTCCGCCTAGCCCTGGCGCTTGGTCAGGCCGACGTGGATGGAATGCTGGCCAGCATGTCCAGCCGCAGCCTGTCCGAGTGGATGGCTTTCGCACAACTGGAGCCGTTCGGAGACGAGTGGCGGCAGACCGGATTGATCACCAGCGTGATCGCTGAGACGCACCGGGATCCGGAGCAACGCAGCCAACCATTTACGCCCGAGGATTTCATGCCAAGGTATGAGAGCGCAGAAGAGCAAATGGATTGGCAGGACCAGCTCGCGCTGGTGGAAATGATGAACGTAGCCTTTGGTGGAAAAGATCTGAGAGTCCAATGAGCACAATCGCCACACTTGTAGTGCAACTGGTTGGGGATACATCCGGATATTACAAATCCCTGGAGGATGCCCGGCAAACGTCGGAAAGCATGTCTACCGGTATTGTAAGTGGCCTTTCGACGGTAGGGGGCGCCATTGTAACGGGTGCGTTTGCGATCGCCGCTGCAGCCGCAGTCGGGCTCGGTATCGAGTTAAAGAATGATGTCCAGGATGCAATGGACCTGGAAGATGCCCATATGCGCCTGAATGCAATCCTGCAGAACACCGGCTCGGTGACCGGCGTGACTGTCGGAATGGTTGACCAGCTGGCGGATAAATATTCCCACCTTACTCGCTTTTCCGACGATCAGATCGTCTCAGCAGGCGGTGTGCTGGCCACATATAAAAATATCAACAGCGATGCCTTTCCGCAGACGATGCAACTGGCTATGGACCTGGCAACCCGGATGGGAACCGACTTACCAACCGCAGCGCAAACTCTCGGAAAGGCTCTAGCTGACCCTGGCCAGGGATTGCTACGCCTGAATGCTGCCGGGCTGGAGTTCAACACGGCCCAGGCGAAACAGATCAGAGACATGGCAGCCTCCGGAGATATGGCCGGAGCGCAGGCAAAGATGATGGACGCACTTTCCGGAGCGATCGGCGGATTAGCTGATGCGGCCGGAGACACCACGGCCGGGAAATGGGCCATATTCAACAATACACTTTTGAGTGCACGCGAGACGGTTGGGAGTGCATTATTGCCCACATTAAGTACACTGGCAACCATGCTGACGACTCAATTGATGAAACCGGAAGTCCAGGCGTTCATCGCACAGCTGGCAGTGAAAATCCAGGAATTGGGATCTCAAGTGCTCGTCTGGCTACCGCAGATAGTGACATGGTTCAAGACCGCATTTGGTTGGTTGATGCAGAACCAGGGCGTGATCGTGGGCGTCCTGGCGGCGATCGGAGTGGCTGTGGCGGCGTTCGGGGTTACCGTTGCAACTGCCGCATGGGCAGCCATGGCGCCCTTACTGCCGGTGATTGCGATCATGATAGCAGTGGGCGCCATCGCATATGTGGTTTATGAAGCCTGGACGAACAACTGGGGCGGGATCCGGGATAAAGTGCAGGAAGTCATTGGCGCCATTGTCGACTTTTGGAACACAAAATTTTTACCGGCGATCCAGGCGTTGATCAGCTGGTGGCAGAACGACCTGCTGCCAGCCCTCCAGATGGTATGGAATTTCATCCAAAACGATCTCTTGCCATTATTCGACGCCTTGGCGAGTTTTATTGATGCGGTTTTTAGCCTGGCAGTGAGGGTTCTGGCCGGGCTATGGCAGAACATCCTTTTGCCTGCCCTGCAGGCCGTCTCCGGATGGATCGGCGACAAGCTGCATCCCGTCTTCAAGCTGTTGAGTGACTTCATCAATAACAGCGTAATGCCGGTGGTGATCGCCTTGGGAAACTGGCTGGTAGATCATTTACAACCGGCCTTTGAAGGAATTTCGGATGCGATCCAGGGCGTGATCAGTTTCATTCATAACCTGACAACCGCAATCAACAATATCAAGTTACCCAAATGGCTAACCCCGGGAAGCCCAACCCCATTCGAGATCGGGCTGCTGGGTATCCAGGCGGCGCTGCACCAGGTGGCTAACTCGGGCCTGGCAGAATTCACAGCCGCCCTGAACATTACCGGCCCGTCGATGATCCCGGCAACCAATGGTGCGCTGGCGGGTCAGATAACGCCTGGTGCAAACTACGGCGGCAATAATTTTTACATCACCGGCAGCAATGCGATGGATATCGCCAATCAGGTGACTGATAAACTCAAATTGCAGGGAGGCCTGAAATACAAATGACCTACCCACCCAAAAGCACGCGCAGTCTGATCGTCAACGGCGTTGATTACACCAGTCACCTACAGCAGAAATCGTTCAAGGTTCAATCCACCCTGACGCATAAGGTGGATGAACTCGACGCCACACTGATAGAGATGGCGGGGATCACGATCCTGGAATGGGACACGGTCGTTTTTAACGTGGATGGCGCACCGGTCTTCCAGGGATTTGTGCTGAAGGCCACCCAGACCGGCGATGATGGCCACGAGCATATTGTTTTGCAATGCGGGGATTACTCATCCTACACTGATCATGTATATGCCAAGGCAAACTATATCAACCAAACCGATGCGTACATCCTGAACGATCTGTTCACCACCAATTATCCGCAGATCAATGCAACGACTTATGTGACGCCTCTCAACACGTTGACCACGTTCCAGATCAACCGAAAGAAGCTGCGGGAGATATTGGATTACCTGGCCGGGCTGGCAAATGCCGATTGGTATATCGATGCCAACGGGTATCTCCATTATTTTTCGCTTTCCAATAATATTGCGCCTTTTGGGATCTCAGATAGCCCGGATTTTGTAACCACGTTCCCGGCTGCCCACGGAACGCTGCAGGTGGTCAGGGATGGTACCGGCATCACGAACCAGGTCGAAATAGTGGGAGGAACATACCTGGGCAATGATGGATATTTCAATGTGCCAGGCACCGGAAAAGATCCTCGGGCAGTAATACCGTTCTCGCTTTCCGGACCATCAACCGGTGGCAATATCCAGGTCTGGCGCAACGACGGCACAGATGCGTCGCCGGTATGGACCCCCATGACGGTCTTGACCGGATACATTAACACGCTGACGACCTCCACGCAAGTTCTCTATTATGAGCAAGAGCAGGTGCTTCAGCAGCAGAATGCCTGGCCGAACTTGCAGAATGCCATCCAGGTCTTCGGCCGTAACTCCGTTCCGCTCAGGGTGAGGGTGCGCGATCCCGAGAGCTATACCTTCTACAGCCGCTGGTTCTATGACTTCCTCTCGAGGCCAGATATTGTTGACAAGGCACTGGCGCAGCTTGTAGGTAAATCCACCTTGGCCGAAATCTCGATCGCACAACCGGCGATCACGTTTCGGGTCTACCAACCGGGGTTGCGAGCAGGCATGACGCTGACGATCAACGATACGGGCAAGATCCTCAGCGGTCCGTATCTCGTTCAGCAAGTGACCTTCAACGATCTGGGCGATGGTCTGATCGGATATGACATTCAGGCCGGGATCTACAGCCCGGACCTAGTGGACATGCTCACCCAGATCTCCCGGAATTCCAAACCCACCACGCCCTGGGCAACGAATGAAGTCCTGGATGAACTGCTCGAGGTATTCGAGATATGTCAGGGAACCGAGAGCCTGGCTTTCGCAACATCCAGCAGCCCATATTTCATATCGGACACCCTGTCCGAGGCGTGTTGGGTAGGATACACAGGAGCAATCGGATGATTCGTAAATCTTTACAGGATGATCTGCGCTGCCGCGGTGTCTATACTGTGCGGCAGTGGACGCCGGGAGTGGTCCAGAAGCTCCTGGAAAAAGGAGTTCCACAGCTCGAGGCGGAGAAAATTGCAATCACTGCTGGAGCGTGGCGGGGAGAACAGGTGATCAAAAACTTGATCACCGATACCGGATTGCAGATGATCGGTGACTGGGCCATCGATATGGAGTCTACCGGTTTGACCTATCATGCGATCGGCACCGGAAGTAATCCAACATCCCACTCCGATGCGCAGCTGCAGGCGGAGTATGTACGGGCCAGCTATACCTCCCGATCCCGGGCCGGAACAGTGACAACTGTTAATGCGTTCTACCTGGGAGCATCGGTCACGATACATATCCAGGAGCTCGGGCAATTCGGCGGAGCATCCGCCAGCGCCACTGCAAATTCAGGCAAGCTCTTTAGCCGAGTTCTTTACAACTACGACAATTCTGCCAACGGCTTTGACCTGACATTTGATTACAACATAACGCCCAAGAACGATCCTTCCAACTCGTAGGTGAGATATGCCAAATTCAAGCCAACTCGCAGTAAAGACACAATGGACCCTGTCCCTCTTCAATAATCTGATCAAGGACATCATCCGCCCAATTGCGATGCCAGGGGCAGGCAAGACCCTGGCGTCAAATACAATCACGCTGACCCCGGCGAACGGGGAAGGATACTACACGGTCGATACGAGCGGAGCCGGACCGGTTGACACACTTACCACCATCAACGGTGGATCGGATGGCGACATCGTTTACCTGCTGCAGGCGAACGCAGCCCGAAGCGTCCAATTGAGTGCGGCGGGAAATATCCTGATGCCAGCAAGCTGGGCGGGTGGCCTGACCCTTTCAGCCACCATCCCCATCGGGTTCCGATATAACGCAACCCTGACGAAGTGGATCATCCTAAGCCTTTTTGACCCAACCGCCGAGTTTTGGAAGAACAATTCCGGCGGATCGTTATCCCAGGGCAATGTGGTCACTTTCGATAAAAGCGGCATAACTCAATTCAAAACAACCATCATCCAAGGCGACAAGGGTGTGCTCGGG